ACGCATCAGTATCTGTTAGATAGTTATTTACAACATATCCTTCAGGTAGCATACCAGTATTGTTTATAGAATTTATGTCATTGTCAGATGTGCCAACTCTACCTGGAGAGTTAAGTAATCTGTCAGCCACAAATACTAATTGTGGTGGAATAATGAGCTTTGCACCTTTAAGAGCAATGTTAAGACCTCTATCATCTGTTAATGTAGAGATATTAATTAATGCGTCTTCAAGTGAAGTTTCATTAAGATCCGCCATAGTGGTAGCTCTGTTTGCTAAAGTACCGCCTCCCCCTAGAGGGTGAGCAGTGTTAATTAAAGATACGCCATCGCCACCTGCTGTACTAAACGCGTTGTTTAGAACAGATGCTGCTTTGATCTGTTTGGTATTAGCCATAGATCTTGCTAATGCTTTAGTATATCTTGCTCCTAGCCTGTCATACAGGTTATCTTCAACAGCTTCTTCAGTTAAAGCGAATGCTAAAGCCACTGTTTCGTGGGTGTAACGAGATGTATAACCTTCGTTAGCTGTATCAAATCTGACACCACTACCTTCAGCTTTTACTTCCGCATTACCAAACCCTACGATTAGAGTTTCTTCTTCAAACGCTCTATCAGAAGTTTCAGTATCGTAAATTTCTGTATGTTGAGCTTCGTATCTAGCATATTCCATGCCGAACAAAGCATTCAAACCTGGCTCTAGTTCTTTCGCTAATTGCGATCTATTAATTGCCATTATTTATACTCCTGTTGGATCGACATAAAAATGCTCATTAAATTTAACAATCACATTCACGTTAGCTGAACCTGTTGTACTGTTATCTGGGTCACTCGAAAAGCCCATGATTCTGAACGTAGCAGTTGTAGCTGCTGTTGTTCCTGATAATTCAACTGCTGACATACCAGTTTTGGTTGAGCCAGAAGTATAAGAAATATCAGCGTTCAAACCGACATCAGTTTGAGCTGGAGAACCTGCACTTTGAATTTCAAATACAGCATCAGGGTCATCTATTACGAATGCCTTAATATCAGACGATACAGTGCCATCAGGATAGTAAGAACTGAAAACAGTCTCACCCGCAGAGTTTGTAAAAGAACAACCTCTAAACACACCTAAAGCTTCATCACCAGCAGCAGCTACTAAAATAGTACCTGTGTTAGTCATTTTAACTAAATCGCCTGAAAAAATATTCCCAGAAGCACCTGAGGCAATTTCGTATTCTGTAGTACCGCCATTAGCAACACCAGAACCTAATTTGCCTACAACTCTTGCTCCAAACGGGGCATTTTTGTTAGCCATAATAAGTCACCTTATATTTGTTATTAAAATTTTGATGATCAACTACGTTGACCACCTCCAAAAGTTACTTTGCTTGACCTCTCCGGTTTTAAAATCGGTGAGTTAGGGTCAGACTCTCTAAGAAGATCATTGTCCACAGCATCTTGCTGGGTTTGAGCACGTGAAGCATAGTAGGAGTTTCTTTCTTCACGAGTTTCATTAGGAATCTTTGCCAAAAGCAAACCACCACGGGCTACTACTCCTGAATGTTTGCCTTCTTGTATAGAATCAAATTTGACCTGGAAATTATCAGGTAACTCTTCTAATCTTACTAGGTCGAAACCTTCGCTTAATCTTGAAGTTACATTTTTCCTGTCTTCTTGACCTACATTTTCGGCTCTAATCCACCTGTAGGTATAACCTTCAGGGGCAGGAGGAGCGTCCAACATTGATGGCGGGCTCCATGGTTTGCGAGCTTCTTTAGTAGCTCGAGTGTCGGCAGAACGTGGTGTTCTGTTTAAATTGTTGTTATCTTTTTCAGTCATAACTATTACCTTTTAACATATTTTGCGTACTCTGTTAAGGGTACGTTTAATCTTTTTGCCATTTGAACTTCTGCTGGCGACAACTTAACTTGTCTTTTTGAGCTGGTATTACCTGCTACTCTGCCTGCCGAAGCCACCTTTTGTTGAGGCTTCGATTTAGCAGAAGACTCTTCAAACTTGTGTGGAAATTCTTGTCGCAATCTTTTATCAACTTCAGAGTAATACTCATCTGTTTTAGGATCGTATCCTTCTGCAACAAGTTTTTGATCTATGGTAAAAGCAGCCAACGTCATAATTTCGTCTTCACCAAACCATTTATTGTTCTCTACCCATGTTTCTTGTTTTTCATCTAGCTTAGGTGGAGCTTGGTATTGTGGTGCAGGTTGTTGTACGTTTTGCTGTATGTTTGTTGGTTGTACTGGTTGTTGTTCTATTGCTGTTTTTGAAGAAACAATCTTGTTTTCCTCCACAGCAATCTTAGCTAAAACATCTTGTGCTTTTGCAACCTTTTCATAATCTTGGTTTTCATGTGCAGCTTTTAAAGCAGTCATAGCTTGTTGTTTTTGTGACTTTAACCTGTTTTCAGCTTCCATAAGATAGGATCTGTCAAGGTTAGAACTTCTTGTTCTAAGCTGTTCATTCTCGGCAGCAGTCCTTTTTGCATACTCGTATGCAGACTCTTGGCCTCTTTCAGCTTCTCTTAGTTTTCTAGTAAGCGTATTAATTCTTTTTTGAACGCTTTTAGAATAATCTTCTAATTCGTCTTCTTTTTTTGCTTCAGGTGTATCAGATACATCTTCTATCTGTTCATCTGCTTCTTTGTCTTCAGACTCCATAGGAATCTTCGTTTGTGTTTTTGCTTCTTCAACAGGTTCTATTTCAACAATCTCTCCTTCTTCTACTTCTGTTTCTTCTACAACCTTTGCATTTTCTTCAGCCATTATTTCTCCTTATACTGCAAGAATATCGTCAGGATCTAAGATGGTAGCTATCACTTCATCATCGTTAATGATTCTGCATTCAGACTCATCACCAAGTTTGAAACGAGCACCAGCGTATCTGCCTATCAATACCCATTGTTTTTCCTGACACCAAGGATGATCAAACTTGCTTGCATCCTTGTAGCAATCAGGACCCATTTTTACTACATAGCCAACTACAGTAGCTAGAGATTCTCTATCTACAGTTGATTGAACTAAGTGGATTCCTCCTTCAGTAACTGCTTTACCTTTGTAAGGTAATATAAGTATCCGCCAACCTGTAGGCTGGGGCATACGATCTAAAAAAGATTTTTCTAAAAGTGTGGGGTCTAAAACCCTTGCTTGTTCTTTGACATAAGCAACATTTTCATTGCTTTCTTCGGTTTTTGTTTCTTCTTGTTGTTTTATCTCTTGTTGTTTCGCTTTTTGCTCTGCTTCAATCGATTTTGCAACATGATCAGGGATTTGTATCTTGCTCATCTTGTTGTATTTTTCCTAGCAGTTCTCTAAATATATTTTCTGCATCAGCTAGAGAACTGTAACGCCCACGCAGATATTCATATTGAGAAAAGTCTTTACACCCTGCTAACATAGCATCTTTGGTGTCCTCTCTCCTGGCTTCAAGTTCTTTTAAAAACTTGTTAGCCAGCCAAACTGGATCCATTAATAGATGCCAGAAAACTTGCCACCGAACTCGGCAGCACCCATACCTCTAGCTTTACCTTTGCCCATGCCAGGCTGAGGTTTAGTATTGGCTGAAAAAGTACCAGCTTTAGTTTTCAAAGATCCATTGCCTTTGTTGCTGTAGCTATTTTTGTTTTTCAAAACTTTGGGTGTTTTCTGTTGACTTATCTCTGTTCTTTTAATCATGTTTTTTATTATGTTTATTTATTTTGCAATTTGCAAGTTTTAATTTTTATTTTGCATATCTAGCATTTTAAAACGTGCTTGTTGTTCTAGTCTTGCTCTAGCAGTTTCATCACGTAAATCTGCTATATCTTCCATAGACTCTATTCTTTCTCTGTCAACATTAATACGTCTTTGTGCTTCCATTGCTTTACGTTTTTCTTCTTGTAAAAACTGTTGTTGTTCCATGGATAACTCTTGACCTTTGAGTGCAAGTTCTTGTTTTCTTATGGCTACTAATGGATCTTCATCACTTGGATCTTCTACCTGTTGACTGTATTGAGTAATAAGCTCTGCCATAATCGGTGCAGAGAACTGTGCCAATATATCACCTGCTTGTTGCACCATCTGTTGTGCTTCAGCAGGATTAGCCTGTTGAGCTTGCTGTTGTATTTGCTGGAACTGTTGCATAACCTCAGGTGGCATTTGTTGTTCGGCCATAGTATCTGCTTTCATTTGCAAATGTTGCATTATGTGTGAATGTATTAAAGCCTGGACCTGGGCGTTCATTTGCACAGGAGGTGTTTTTAACAAAGCGATATGCGTTGCTATATGTGCATCATGGTTCTGTTGACCAAAAGCTTGAGCTTGTTGGCCTAGTAATAACTTGTTGTTTTCAAAGCCAGCTTCTAATGGCGTAGGATCTTGTGGGGGTGGTGGTGTTAATATCTTCTCAATATTATCTACACCAATAGCTGAGTACATTCTTTTGTATGCTTCATAAGTTCCATTAGGACCGTGCACCTCTGGATTAGATTGTACTAACTGCATCATTTCTTGAGCCATGGCAATGCGTTGAGATTGACTGAATATATCGGGGTTAGAGATGGGGAATATATCTATATTATCGTCAAAATCGGATAATTTTATCGCAGCATTGCCACCAGCTACGGCATAAGGGTACTCAGGGGGGAGGTACTCCTTAAATACTTGTGCAAGTAACTTAAACTCTTTTTTCTGTGAATTATGCAATCTTTTGTGGATCGCACTTAAAACTT